CGGGGTGAAGGTCATCGGGAACAATTAGGAATTTCACATGCACTGATTGATAAGGGATGTGTTGGCGCAGGGATTGTATGCCGTTCCGCGATGCCTGGAATGACAGGGTCAGGATCGCAGGGATGCATAAAAAGACCGCCTCGCATGGGGAGTTGTTTCTCCGCGCGAGGCGGTCTTGTGTTTGCCAGAAAAGCGGCGCGCGTGCCACCCTGGTTCCTATACGTGACGATAGACGAATGATCTTTATAGCAATCATGGGCTTCCTGCTGTTGCGGGAGGCCCTTAATCAAATGGAGGGAATGTTATGAGCATATTCAACAGATGGTTTCGAGGGCGCGGCGCTCCCAAGGACAGCACGGCGGGCAGTTCGTACCGCTTCTTCTTCGGAGGAACCACCTCCGGCAAAGCTGTGACCGAGCGCTCCGCTATGCAGATGACGGCGGTCTACTCGTGCGTCCGGATTCTCTCGGAAGCGATAGCCGGACTGCCGCTTCACCTCTATCGTTACGCGGAGAACGGCAGCAAGGAAAAAGCCATCGACCACCCGCTCTACGAGTTGCTGCACGACGAGCCGAATCCCGAGATGACGAGCTTCGTTTTCCGGGAGACGCTCATGACGCACCTGCTCCTGTGGGGCAACGCCTACGCGCAGATCATCCGCAACGGCAAGGGCGACGTCGTGGCGCTCTATCCGCTGATGCCGAACCGCATGACGGTCGACCGTGACGAAAACGGGCAGCTCTACTACGAATACCAGACCTCGACCGACGAGGCGCACACGATGAAAGGTTCCGTTGTGAGGCTTTCGCCTCTCGACGTGCTTCACATTCCCGGTCTGGGTTTCGACGGGCTCGTGGGTTATTCGCCTATCGCGATGGCCAAGAACAGCATCGGCATGGCGATCGCCTGCGAGGAGTACGGCGCGAAGTTCTTCGCAAACGGCGCAACGCCCGGAGGCATACTCGAGCATCCCGGCGTGGTGAAAGATCCGGAACGCGTCCGCGAAAGCTGGAACTCGGCCTTCGGAGGATCCGCCAACTCCAACAAGGTGGCGGTTCTCGAGGAAGGCATGAAATACACGCCGATCTCCATTTCACCGGAGCAGGCGCAGTTCCTTGAGACACGCAAGTTCCAGATCGACGAAATAGCCCGCATCTTCCGGATACCGCCGCACATGATCGGCGATCTGGAGAAAAGCTCGTTCAGCAATATCGAACAGCAGTCATTGGAATTCGTAAAGTACACGCTCGACCCGTGGGTGAGCCGCTGGGAACAGTCCATGCGCAGAGCACTGCTCCGTCCAGAGGAGAAGAAGGAATACTTCTTCAAGTTCAACGTCGACGGGCTGCTTCGCGGCGACTACGAAAGCCGCATGAACGGCTACGCCACAGCCCGCCAGAACGGATGGATGTCGGCGAACGATATCCGCGAGCTTGAGAACCTCGACAGAATCCCGGAAGAAAAAGGCGGCGACCTTTACCTCATCAACGGCAACATGACAAAGCTCGAGGACGCGGGAATCTTCGCAGCCTCAGCATCAACACAGGGAACGGAGGAACAACCTGATGAAGAACAAGAATCGACCGAGAAATCGGAAGAATCACAGGAACAAACGGAGTCCGGTGACCGGCTCCGGGAAAGGAGGAAGTCCCTATGACAAGAAAATTCTGGCGATGGACCAGAAACGAAACGCCGGACAGCTTCGGTTCGGATCGAACGCTCTACCTCGACGGGGAAATATCCGATGAGACTTGGTACGGCGACGAAGTCACGCCGCAGGTCTTCAAGGACGAGCTGAATTCCGGCAAGGGAAACATCACGCTCTGGATCAACTCGCCCGGCGGAGACGTTTTCGCGGCGGCGCAGATTTACAACATGCTGATGGACTACCCGTATGAAGTGACCGTCAAGATCGACGCGCTTGCGGCTTCAGCGGCAAGCGTCATCGCGATGGCGGGAACAAAGGTCTGCATGAGTCCCGTGGCCATGCTGATGGTGCATAATCCGGCAACCATCGCAATCGGCGATTCCGAGGAAATGCAGAAAGCCATCGACATGCTGTCGGAGGTCAAGGAGTCCATTATGAACGCCTACGAGATCAAGTCCGGGCTGTCCCGGAACAAGATCAGCAGGCTCATGGACGCCGAGACCTGGATGAATGCGAAGGAGGCAAAGAAGCTCGGATTTGCGGACGAGATTTTGTTCGCGGACGGTCAGGATGAAACCGAGGAAGAAAATCCGGATGAGCCGGATGATTCCCTCATGCTTTTCTCCCGGAAAGCCGTCACCGACTCCCTGCTCTCGAAGCTGATACCGAAACGCAAACCTGAAATAAAGACACAGACCGTAAAGGTCGCAGATCTTGAGAAGCGGCTCTCGCTTCTCAGCCACTAATGAATGGAGGAATTGAAAATGACCAAGATTATGGAACTTATGGACCGCAGAGCCAAGGCGTGGGACGCCGCTAAGAACTTCCTCGACACCCACTCCGATAACGGCGGCAACGTGTCCGCGGAGGACGCCGCCACCTACGACAAGATGGAAAAGGAAGTCACCGACCTGACGCACGACATCGAGCGCCTGCAGCGGCAGGAGCAGATCGACAAGATGCTCTCTCAGCCGACTTCTTCTCCGCTCACCGGAAAGCCGGGCGCGAAGGATGAGCCCGACGACAAGCCGGGCATCGCGTCCAAAGCGTACAAGACCGCCTTCTGGGACAGCATCCGCAAGCGCAACTGGTACGACGTGCAGAACGTACTCGAAGTCGGCACCGACGCCAACGGCGGATACCTCGTGCCGGATGAGTATGAAAAGACTCTCGTGCAGGCGCTGACCGATGAGAACTTTTTCCGCTCTCTGGCACACGTGATTCAGACCGACAGCGGCACGCACACCATTCCGATTGTCGCGTCCCACGGCACCGCAAGCTGGATGGAGGAGAACGGACTGTACCCGGAATCCGACGACACGTTCGACCAGATCACGCTCTCCGCGTACAAGCTGGGAACCGCGATCAAGGTTTCCGAGGAGCTGATGAACGACAGTGTATTCGATCTGGAATCCTACATCTCCACCGAGTTTGCGAGACGCATCGGCGCTGCCGAGGAGGAGGCGTTCCTCGTGGGCGACGGCCAGAAGAAGCCGGAGGGCGTCTTCACCAAGGTCAAGGCGACCGAGGGTGCGACCACGGAGATTGCCAACACGAATATCACCTTCGACGAGATCATGGACGTGTTCCACTCCCTGAGAAGCGTCTACCGCAACCGCGCGGTCTGGATTCTCAACGACTCCACCGTCAAGGCGCTGCGCAAGATCAAGGACGGAAACGGCAACTATATCTGGCAGCCGTCTGTTGTAGCCGGTCAGCCGGACACCATCCTCAACCGTCCGTACCGCACCTCGATCTACGCGCCGGAACTGGCGGCAGGCAACGTGCCTATCCTGTTCGGAGACTTCAGCTACTACTGGATCGCCGACAGACAGGGACGTTCCTTCAAGCGTCTGTCCGAACTGTATGCGGCGAACGGTCAGATCGGATTCCTCGCGAGTGAGCGCGTGGACGGCAAGCTGATCCTGCCGGAAGCCGTCAGAGGTCTTTCCGTCAAGGCGGCGGGCTGATTGATTCTGCTTTGTTGTGGGCGGGCATCCTTTACGGGTGACCGCTTCACTTTTATTGGAGGTGTCTCATGGAAGTAACGCTTGAGGAAGCAAAAACCTATCTGCGAGTCAGTTCTTCCGATGAGGACGAGCTGATTTCCAACCTGATAACCACAGCAACGGCAACCGTGCAGGACATCGCCCGCTTCTCCGACGAGGAATGGGAATCAGGCGAGGAGAAAATCCTCATAAGAATGCGCATCGCCATCCTCTACACGGTCGCTTATCTCTACGAGCACCGCGAGGACGCGGATCACAATCAGCTGAACCTGACGCTCCGGGCGCTGCTGTTCGGCGTGCGCAAGGAGGGATTCTGATGAAAATTGCGAACATGCGCGTACCGGTCACGTTCCAGAAAAACGAAGTGACCTCAGACAAGTACGGAAACCACACCGCTTCATGGACGGATTACTTCAAGTGCTGGGCGACCGTCGGGACGGATTCCTACGGTTCTGAAACCTCCGGCGAGGTAATCAACCCGGAGGAATCACTGAACTTCACCTGCCGATACTGTTCGGAGCTTGCCACTGTGGAATCCACGAAGTATCGGATTCTCGCCGAGGGCAAGGTTTACAACATCACCTATGTGAACCCGATGGGCTACAAGAAGAACACGCTGAAATTCAACTGCGCTTTGGAGAAATCGAAATGAACGAGAAGGTTTCCATAGACAGCCTGCGCGACGCGGTCATGAAGGGCCTGCAGGAATACGCCGACCTCGCCGCAGACGACATGAAGGACGCAGTGAAGGACACGGCGAAATCCGTCCAAAAGGACATCCAGTCCGGCGCTCCCGTTCGCACCGGCAAGTACAAGAAATCGTGGTCGGTCAAGACGGTCAGCGAGGACGCAGATTCCATCGACCTTGTCGTGCATTCCCGCAACCGCTATCAGATTGCCCACCTTCTGGAGCATGGCCATGCCAAGCGCGGCGGAGGACGTGTCGCGGCTCGTCCGCACATCGCTCCGGCGGAGCAGGCTGGCAACGAAAAGCTGGTGAAGGAAATCCAGCAAAAGCTAAAAGGATGACGCCTATGAGTTACGACGACATAGTAACCATGCTCGAGGAGGCCGATCTCCCCATCGCCTACGACCACTTCGCGGAGGGCGAGTCTCCGGACCCGCCGTTCATCTGCTTCCTCTTTCCGGGGACAGACAACATGTTCGCAGACAACGTGGTCTGGGAACGGATAGACGAGCTGAACATCGAGCTTTACACGGACAAGAAGAACCCGGACATTGAATCGAAAATCGAAAATATCCTGACCGCACACGAGCTTCCCTACGAGAAGTCTGAGGTCTGGATCGAGGACGAGAAGATGTACGAGGTTCTCTACCAAACACAGATTATTGGAGGTTAACGATTATGGCTACTAACAAGAAGAACAAGGTCAAGTTCGGCCTGAAGAACTGCCACTACGCCATCGCGACGCTCGCCGAGGACGGGACCGTCACATTCGGCACGCCAGTGGCAATGCCCGGCGCTGTTTCGCTTTCGCTTGACGCGGAGGGCGACAACGAGCCGTTCTACGCTGACGACACCGTCTATTACATGGTCTCGAACAACAACGGCTATTCCGGAGACTTCGAGCTGGCGCTCATCCCGGAGAGCTTCCTCACGGACGTGATGCACGAAACCGAGGACGCGAACGGCGTCATTGCCGAGAACAAGGATGTCGAGCCGGAGCACTTCGCCCTGCTGTTCGAGTTTTCCGGCGACCAGAGGAAGATCCGCCACTGCATGTACTACTGCTCTGCGACAAGACCGTCCGTCTCTGGACAGACCAAGGAGGACTCGACCGAGGTGCAGACGGACACGCTGTCGATTACGGTTTCTCCGCTGCCTTCCGGTCTCGTGAAGGTCAAGACCGGCACGAACACGACGGACGCTGTTTACAACGCCTGGTACGACAAAGTCTACGAGCCGAGCGATACGGCAAGTACCTCGTCCGGCGCAAAGGCGAATACCTCATATTCAACGGAGGAGGAGTAAACGATGGCGGTGACAAAGACAATAGAAATTGACGGTCAGGAGGTCATGTTCCGCGCCTCCGCCGCCATTCCAAGACTCTACCGGAACAAGTTCCACAGGGACATCTACCGGGATCTGAACGAGCTGCAGAAAGGCATCAGCGAAAACGACGAGGAGAACTCCAGTCTCGACACGTTCAGTCTGGAGCTGTTCGAGAATATCGCGTGGCTGATGGCAAAGCATGCCGACAAGGATGTGCCGGACTCTCCGGAGGAATGGCTCGACGGGTTCAACACGTTCTCGATTTATGAAGTGCTGCCGCAGATCATCGAGCTGTGGGGCGTCAACACGGAACAGCAGGTTCAGTCTAAAAAAAACATCATGCGACAGAGCGGGAAATGACAACCCCGCTCTTTTTACTGCGCTGCGTGCAAATCGGACTGCATATCAGCGAATTGGATTTACTGACCATCGGCACGGTCAACGACATGTACGCGGAGATGAGCAACGACGACTGGGACTATCCGGAAATCGCGACGCAGGAAATGATGGATCGGTTCTGATCCGTTATTTCCTTTTCAGACGGGATATGAGCAGCCAGAAGACTGTGGCAGCCGCCATGCAGATGGCGCACACAATGCCCATATTGGCCTGAATGGAGACAGACGAATAGGAATTGTTGTCTGTACGAGTCAGTTCATAGATGGGAAGACCCGCTAATTCCACTTGATAGAAAGCGGCGTCATGCGCGTACGCGTACGAAT